GCACCGAGGCGGCTACACCTCCGCCCAGCAGATAGATGATCGCGCCCGCGACGGTACGTGTGGTCAGCATTATGCGCCCCCCTGTGTTTCATCCAGTACATCGGTCATCCCGGCCAGCGCGGCCAACTGGAACCCCTGCGCCATGATCTTGCGCAGATCGTCCAGCGGCAGCCCGCCATAGGCGGTGGTGAGCGCGGCTTGCAGCTGCGCCATGCTCTCGGCATTGGCCACCAGATCTTCGACATGGGTCAGCACAGCAGCCCAGGCGTCGGCGGATTCGTTACCCAGCTCAAAACTATTAGTGACAGTCAGCGCGGCCAGCGCCGTTTTAACGGGTGCGTTGTTGTTGCTTGGACTTTGCGGGATCAGCACCGCAGCGCCTTCTTCCGCCAGCGGGATGCCCGCGCGTTGGTGCGCCCAGTCTTCCGGTATGCGCATGCCCATGTTGACCAGCTTGGGCAGTGCTTCGGCGAAAACGCCCAGATCCTCGGTGTCGTTGAATTTAAAAATAAACCTCGGCTGGCGGCGGCGGTCATCGATGCCGCCCTTATTCAGCGCAATCAGCGGGTACACCAGATCGCGCGATAGCGTGCCCGCCAGCTGGATTCCGTCCGACACCATCAGGTCGTGGCGCACCTCGTTGTGGACGTTACCCAGGGCGTTGGTGCTGCTCTTGCCGTCAGACTGCGAGGTGAGCGTGCCACCGAGGATGGCCTTGCTCTGGCTCTTCTCGCACCACTCAACCATCGCCATGAACGGGCCTTCGCTGCCCTTGGCCGCCTCGGTGAAGTCGATGGCCATGCCATCGGGGATGATGCCCGCCGCATCGTGGCCGATGCTCATCACAGCGCGCAGAAGCGTGGCTTTTTCTTCATCTGACGCGCCGGACTGGTAGGTGCCGAGGCGCAGCGGCAGGCCGTAGATTTCCAGAAACTCGGCCAGATCGCCGACCGAGTAGTTCTTGAACAGGTACGGCCACGCCAGCACGCGATGCAGTCCCGCGCGTGCGACGTAACCGCTCTTTGCCTTGTGGACGTGCGTGATCCAGCCGAACGGTTGCAGCGCCTGCCCGTCCAGCGACATATCGCGCAGGCGTATCTCGGTGCGCGTGTCGCGGTCGGTTTGGAACCAGCCCTGCGGGCGGTGGTTGATTTGTTTGGGCAACCATTCGCGTCCGAGCAGCTCCCACTCGATCTCTTGGCAGCTGAAGCCGTGGCCGATGCCGTCCAGCGCGTCCAGGATCACATCCTCGAAGTTGGGTGTGTCCTGGATCAACTCTTTCGCGTACCCCGCCAACTTGCGCTCGGCGGCCGATGCGTTGCGCGGAGGCACGATGTCCCAGCTCACGTCGGTGGAGAGCAGCGCGCGCTTGCGCTTGCCCATCTCGGCATGGATATGCGCATCCTTTTCTTCCATGTCCATGAACAGCTCATGCTGCGAGCGGATATCGCCTTGCTCGGCAGCTTCGAGGATGCGCGCCAGCTTGACCGGCGTTAAACCGCGTGACGGATGGCTGGCGAATTCACGGTGCAGCTGCGCCAGCTTCGAGGTCTGCGGTTCTTTCAGCTCGGCGCGCTTGATCGGGTTGCCCGACGCGTCGAGGATCGTTGATGTCGTAGTCATAGATTGCCTTTCACGTTCGTCCCTTCCCCTTCAAGGGGAAGGTTAGGATGGGGATGGGTTGTTACCATGCTTTTCTCCCTGCGTAATTTTCATCGGTGCGCTTGGGCACGCCCTGGTATTCGATGGGGGCGACGTCGCGCTTCATTGCGTAGTGCCCGAGGAACAAGCTGATCGCCGCGTCGCCGTGGCGTTGCAGTTGCGGGCCATCGCCTTTTTGTGTTTTTGATTTCGGCAGCTTGGGTGTGCCGTCGATCACGCGCAGCGCGCGCAGGTCGTCGCGCGTCTGGCTGTCCCTGGGAATGTCGTCCAGCGTGCCGTCCTGCAGCGCGGCCTTGAAGCGCGGCATGTTGCCCAGGTAGAACGAGTCACTGAGCATCACCAGCTCGATGCGTGCCAGGCCAAACTTCTGCGCGGCACGCTCTGCCAAATACTGGCCGTTGCCGCGCGCATCGAGCGCGCCGGAGCGGAAGCGAGGCAGGCGGCTGACGAGGTAAATCAGGATCTGCTCTTGCTGGCGAAACGGGCAATTGGATAGCTCAACCTGGCCACGCACGCGCGTGGTGAGGTCGCGGCCTTCTTCCATGAGGTTGATCACCGTCAAGTCGCCGGTGCGTCCGAAATCTTCACCGAAGCCGTGCGCCAAGTCTTTATTCAGTGCATCCAGCATCGGCTTGAGATGTTCTTCGCACCATTCGGCCACCTCGGCCTCGCGCTCCCAATCCGGGAGGTAAGCAAATTCGGATGTCCACTTGCCGCGCACCAGCGGCGTGTCCGGATTCATGCGCGCCTCGATCAGGCCCATCGTGAGGTAGGCGCCGCCGCCCTGTGACGGCACCACGTCCAGCTCTTCGGCGGCATCGTCGCCATAAAAGCCATAGGCATCGACCACCCATGCGGCCTCACCTTCTGCTGTCCATTCGATACCCCGGCGCAGGCACACACGCTGATACAAGCCCTGTGCGACCGCATCACGGAAGGTGAAGCGATGCACCGATCCCTTGCGTTTCTTCGCGCGCACTTCCTGTATGAGTTCGTTGAAGGCGTTGTCCGTGCCATCGTGCGTGGAAATGATGCGCACCTTGTCGCCCCACAGCAGCATGGCCATCGCGGCCTTGAGCATAAGCGCGAGATCGTTATGGAACGCAGCCTCGTCGATCACTACCACGCCCTGCTTGCCGCGCAGGTTAGTGGGGCGCGAGCTGAGCGCGACGATGCGGCGGCCCGTGGACGGAAAGTCGATCTTGAAGCTTTTGATCTCTTTTTCGCCGTCGACGAAGATGCCTTCCTCGATCTCGGACGCGGCGTAATTGAAAGCCCGCGCCCACATCGCGCAGGCTTCGATGTATTCCAGCGCCATGTCCTGCGTCGGGCCGATGTAGAACACGTTGGTGCTGTTCTGTTCCTGCGCGGCCAGCAGCACGTCGTCGGATGCTTCCGCCCAGGTCAGACCAATACGCCGCGATTTCTCGGCGATCTTGAGCTGGCTCTCGTCCGCGACCCACGCCTGCTGATAGGGCAGCAAAACGACTGGCGGCGCATCTTTGCGCGCCGCATCGTTCGGGATCACGACCGGGAGGGATTTAGCCTGGGATGCCAAGGATTCGGCTCCTGATCTCTTTAACGGCGGCAGGCGACAGACCGCCTTTCTTGGCGATCTTCTCCACGGCGTCGGCGGCGGTGGCCGCTTTCTCTTTCACCTCGGTAGCCCATTGCTTTTGCTTGACGGTGGCGTTGGACAGGCGCGCGACCATCAGGCCGATCTCTTTCATCGGTGCGCCTTCTTCCATCTTGAGCAGGGTCTCGAACGCCTTTTGCTGCACCAGGCGAATCAGCGCATCGTTCATCGCACCCGCATCATCGGGAATGGATTCGGAGATTGCGCGGGCCTGCTCGGTAGCCAGCTTGAGCGCGTGCATGCGTTGCTCAAACTCCTGCCCGTAGCGGTTGATGCTGGACTTGCCGATCACGAATCCGCGCTCCGATAGCTCTTGCTCCAGCAGCTCGTAGCCGGAGAAGTTACCCTCGATCAGCGACCGATCCAGCCATTGCTTGATCTCGGGCGGGAGCTGTTTAATTTTTGAACGGGGTGGCATATCAGCCCCAGTACTTAGGCGGGCGGGCGATGCCCGGATCGCAGTCTTCCGTGTATTCGGCCAAGTCGGTGCCGTAGCGCGTCAGGTCGGCGAACCAGCGCCCGCCCGGCTCCTTGATCAATTTGACCAGCTCGCGATCGGAGAGATAATCCAGCGCACGGCGCACTTCCAGCGCAGTGGCGTCCGGATACATCGCCTGCACGGTGGCTAGCACCAGCTCTTCGTATGCGCCGATGGGGCTGGCATTGTTGAGCGTTAATATGATCAGCCAGCGCATCGATTCGCGCCGTGTTTTTTCATGGTCAATCATTGTTTGGCTCCTTGTATCTGCACCACTTCAAGCTTGCTGTACAGCGCATCTAGTTTCGATTCGATGACCGTCTGGCCGCGTATGTAATCTTCCCGCCGCACATAGCTCAGCGGCATGTCTATTTGGAACTTTGCAAAATCCTTCTCGAATTGGCGCAACTGCTTGGCCACCTCGGCATCCTCTGCGGCGCGCTTGGTCAGATCTGCCTGTATCAGCGCGAAGCGCTCGGTCAGCTGTGATTTGAACTGCTTGACCAATATCGTGCCGAACAACCACACCACAGAGGCGAACGCCACGATCAAGCTCGCGCACGCCATCACTAATTGCCATAAATCGATTTGCACCTGCA